GTTTGACACCGCGCCGATATGATCTGAAACCGTGGAAAACTCCCATGCGTTAGGCTGTCCTGCATACCTGGCAAGGTAAACCGCTTTTCGTTTGTAATAGATGGCGTAATCGTGGAGTCTCTTCAGTCCTGTAAGAGGTCCTGGAGTGTCGTACAAACGTCCGTAGGTGCATTGAGTAGTGGTGCTGGCCGTCCAGTTGGTGTAATCCCCAAGTGCCGAACATCCCCACCCGTCTACCGTATCCGTTCCATCGTTGTAGTTACCGATCAGGACGAAGTTGCCAACAGCTTCCACTAATTGCGCTTTTGGCATACCTGCTACGTCCGCAAAGTCGGATGACGTTCCAGTCAGGTAATACTGTGAGTCGTCAGTTTTGTTGACTGCGAGTGTTACGTTACCTTGTTGGGCAAAACACCACTTAGAGCCAGATGATCCAGTGTATCCAACACCTTTACTCACATCCTCCCATGATGTTGAACCAGCCTTGTATAGTTCCGTCTGTGTGCCAGCGAACACAACAGAACTATCATCCAGCGTAGTGATAACAGCAGCTCCACGGCATTCAGCAGCTAGCGCGGGAAGTGCCGTTGCTATAGGCGTCTTAACCCCGGCGTAGCCCTTCAGCGTAGGAACCATGTCCTGCACGTCAGTCAGAACTCCGGGAGTGGTTTCGTCTGCATCTGGCATCCATCCAAGGATTTTTACGAACATTATCTGTCCTCGTAGGGATACATGGAGCTGAGTAGACCGGCAGTAGCGGCTGGCATGGCGTATGGGTAAAGTCCTGCCAGTAGGCCAGACCACAGATGAAGCAAGCCTTTACGCTTCTGGCCTTCTTGGATGCGGTCTGTCAGTAGCCCGGGCATTTCATTCCCCTAGCAACCCGCGATAGGTGTCGCGTATCTGTGCGTTCTTCGGATTGTTTAGCATCTGAATCATTTCTTGCACTTTGCGAGCGTGGTTCCTGGCTCCAGCACCCTGCCCGTTCCATCGCTCTATAGCTTTGTCATTTCCGTACAGCCTGGCTTTGTATGCAAGCGCAATAGCCGCCATCTTGGCAGCGGCTTCTTCGCTATGCGAAGGGTCTTCGTAATCGTCTGGGTTTAATGTGTATCCGTTGTCAACCTTGTAAACGTCAAACTTTGGTTGCTTTCTACTCCAATCTTCCCATTGTCCATCGCCCCAGTTAGACGTAACTTCTTTTGGAGGATAGTTGCTTGCGCCTACCTTCAAACCCATCTTCATCATGGTATTTTCAAGTTCAGGCGCGTGTGGATATCCAAAGAAGTTAAAACCAAAGTCAGCCGGGCCGCCTTCCTCACTTGCAAACCTTCCCTCTACCAAAGCGTTCGGCAGAAGCGTTGCGGCAAGTTCTGGCGGCAGAAGTTGATTCTTCTGTGCCAACATTTGCGCGTTTGCCAAGGCACGCAACGAACTAACCGGAACCTGTTCAGGCTTCCAGTTCTTCGAAATGTACTTTTCAGACGGGTAGTAATCAAGCAATCCTGGCATAAGTCACCCGTTCACGATACGCATCGGCCCACCCTGGGCACGCCCGCGCTTGTTGGAGATATCAACTAGTTCGTTGAACTTGGTCGTGTACCTCTGGATATCAGCGTCGTTCTTGGTGTACCAAGCTACTTCCACAAGGCAGCCGTATAGATAGACGCCGGTGTAGTTGGTCAGTACCGTGGAAGTGGTGTTCGTGTTGGTTATCGCTGGCGGGTTCTGCCAGTAATCGAGTTTGTAGGTGTAGGCGTTCGGCGGTCGGTTGAATTGGATGTTTGAACCGATGATCGCGTAGTAATTAGGCATCCCACTGGTTGGGTCGTACTTGGAGCTGATGCCGTCCGCCCCTAGATAGAGCGGGCAATGCTTGTACGTGTCGGTAATGGTGAGCGATCGCAAGTCGGCAAAATCAGCCGGAAGTGCCAGCGTAATGCTCGAAAGCGTCCCGGTTTCGGATGCTTCCATTTCACTTACTTTGAGCACCGAAGAGATGCGTTCCTCGGCAAGTTGGATGAAGTCGTCTAGGTAGTTGGTTAGATCGGACCGGTGCGAGAAGTCCGCGATTGCGGCTTTTAGGCTGGTGTAGTCTGTAATCACTTCAGCGCCTCCCGGCGTTCAATTCTCCTAGTTTAGCACCAATTCCCCAAAACACACTTGGCGCAAGGTGTGCCCGTTAGGTCTTCAGAAAGATGTGATCATACCGGCTTCATGCTGTAGATTGTGGCTTCGCGCTCATTCCACCATGCGGCGTCTGACTCCAGGTCTTTCGGCCTGCGAAGCACCGGGATGCCGAGCGTATAGTGATAGCAATCAACATGATCCGGCCTCTCGCCTTGGTCTACAAGGTAATTCCAGCTTGGCGGCAGTTCTCCAACGCTATCCGCCCACTTGAATTGATGCAGGTATGAACCTGGCGCACTTGCAACCATTTCCGGTGTCAAATCTTTGGCCTTCGCGCAGTTGATGATCATCACGCTTGACCAGTTTTTTCGAGGGTAATCAGGATTTGACTGGTTCCACATCTTTTCCTGCGATGGAACGTAGGCAGGATGTTGTACACACTGAACAGCATATCTTTTATCACGCAGCGCCCATAAACTTGCCAGGTCGCCAGTGGTAAGCATATCAGCGCCATCCATGAAGATAGCAAAGCCTTCGTAATCGCACAGATAGGGAACCAAGAAACGGGAGAAGCTGAACGCGGTAGAGCCGTTGTTTTCTCCGGTTCGCTTCCACCATGCGAAGGTATTGTCTGCCAGCGGAGTAATCGAGACAGGCTCAGTGCTGTTCCGCATGACGGAATGCGTAAATGTGTGAAACCCGATTGACTCTCTAGAATCAAAACCAACGAATAGTCTGATCATTTTGCGTTCCCAATAAACATGAATTCCCCTGAATTTGCTTTTACCGATTGCATGTCGAAGCGACTTGTCAGTCTAGGTAGCCACCATTCCAAAGGCATTTGTATGAGGTGAGCATTTCTGCCATCAGGCAGGTTTTTCTTTGCCGGCCTTGTCGCCACCACAAGAACAAGAATTCCTAGTGTTACACGCTTCAAATCATCAAGGAAGGCATCTAAATATTCATGCTCAACGTGTTCGGCAACATCACCACAATAAACAAGCCGTTCAGGGTATGGTGTTGAATCTTTCCCTTCGATAGACGGGTCGTATTCGCTAACATTGTATTCAGGCATATTCTTTGCAAGAGTGCCTTTTCCGCAACCGTAATCAAGAATTCTGTCAGTATTAACGTGTTCCGCTACAAGCTTTAGAATATCTGAATGACGATGACCATGAGAGCCGTATTCCGGTATCGTTGCGTGCATCTCTTTATTCGTCGCCCTATATTCGTCACTGATCGTATTCATTCAACGCCTCTTTGATCTGGTCTGTCATGGTTTCCCAATCCCTGAACATCCTGACCGATCCATACCACGTGTGCTTGTCGCCTTCCGTGCCATAAATCCATCTCGCTACGTCAGGAGTCATGCACCAGCATTCTTTACCCAAAGCGCCAGCCAGGTGAACAACGGCTTGCGGGACTGAGATAACCAAGTCAAGTTCCGCAACGAGCGCCGCCGTATCGTCGTAATCAGTCGTTTGCGTGCAGAATTTGAAGTCGTGGATAGGTAGCCCGTAGTTCGGATGATCTTTGTAATTCAGCGATACCCAATGCACGCCGGGGAATGAATCAACAAGGTCTTGCAAGCGGTCTAGTTCAAGTTTTCTTACTCCGCCTAGTGAGTTACCACCGTGCCACGAAATTCCCACCTTCAACCCGTCGCCAAGTCCATCCAGAAGCGCGCGGTACATCTTCCGACGTAACGGGTCAGCAACGAGGTATGGAGTACCCGGAAAATCTTCATCATTGTTCCGGTAGTGGAATGGCAGAGACCCGATGGCGATGGATGAATCAATCGGCTCGTGTGACATCCAGACAGGCGCATCTTCGTGGCGAGTGCCGTACACATGGCAGTCAGGGAATGACCGACGAAACAGACCTTCTAGCTTCTTGTCACAGTCAATAACGATGTTTCTGGCGTGCTTTGAAGCATCTGCGATACAGGATGAGAACATGATCTCATCACCGATACCCTGTTCGCCGTAGATCACTACGTCTTCGTGTGTCTTGCCGTCCCAAATCTTAGGAGGAACAGTGTAGGCAATGGCTTTGCGGCGTTTGGATGTATGGCCTAGCATGGCCTGGTAGCCTTTCCATCCTTCTGACCATTCCTTTAGCGTCAGGTGTCCGAACCCCTTATTGACCTGGGCAATCTCGGATACTTTGTTAATTTCAAGCGCCCGTTCTGCATAGACGATGGCTTGCTCTGGGTCGCCTAGCCCGACAAGCGCAGAAGATAGCGATGCGAGTGTCTGGTAATCGTTGGGGTCAAGTTCAAGGGCTTTCCCGTAGGCATAAAGTGCATCTTCGTATCGCCATAGCTTGTCGGATATGTGCCCCATGTTCTGCCATATCTCTGGCTTGTCTGGCCGCATGGATACGGCTTTTGTCATGAGTTGGTAGGCGGTTTCTTCGTGGCCTGTGTTGCTGTGGGCAGATGCCGCGAAAAACAGACCCGAAATATCGTCAGGGTCTTCAAATAGCAGTGATTCGGCAATCTTTAGAACCTTGTCGTGCTGGCCTGACTCGGTGAGGGATTTCATGTGCTGAATCAACCCGGCACGGTCTTGCTTGAGTTGCTGGGCAATGCTCATTCAAACACCATTGCTTGTAGTTTGCTTATACGTTTTTCCAGCTTGCCGATTTTTTCATTCCTGCACTTATCGGCCGCATTTATTGCCTCTTCTTTTGAGTAGAAGACTAGCGAGCCTCTTGGCGCGTATGGCTGAATGCGCCATGTTCTTTCGCCAAGTTCATCTAGCTCATGCGTTAGCAACACTAGATTCCTCGTGTTTAGAGAATAAACGGTTTTCATATTTTCCCCGGTGAGGTGCGAAGGAACATGTATTGAGGGTCGTTTAGCCTGGCTTTTACTTTCGACCAGTCTTCTTCCTTGAAGATGTCGATACCTTCTTTCTTCCACTGTTCCACAACTACCAATGGAATGCTGGCTGCTTTCCACATGTTCTTCTTGCGAAGCGCTGACTTGTACTGCTTTTGGGGAATAGCGTTGTGTTCGGCTTTGTTTTGCTCGATGTACTTCTTGAGTTCTGATGTCGGTACTGTTTTCCTAACAACTAGAAGACCGTCTTGCTCTTCTATGTGGACTTCGCGTTTCGTCTCGTTGTTACGTTCGAGAAGCATTTTTCCCCCTAAAAGGATGGGGAGGCCGCGAAGCCCCCCGGTTAGAGCAACTCTATAACTACGTCAAACTCTTAGGCCGTGGTAAGGTCGCTGACCTTAGCACTAGCGCTGGGATTACGACAAACCAGAGTCGCTTCCATAATGACCTGATGTTTCGTGCCGTCGCCGGTCTTGGCAAGTTCTTCAGACTTCATCGGGCGCAGAGTTGCGAGTGCCCATTTGTCCATCTGGAGACATAGAACGGTTTCGGGCCGCATGAAGCGGTTCATCACCAGTTTGTGTTTGCCGTAGTCGGAAACGTAGATTTCAACCGAGTCGATAAGCTTCACGCCTTCACCGCTCTTGTTCAACTGAATCTGGTTAGTCGCCAGATTGCCGAAAGTGCGAATGCGAGAGCGCTGGAAACGTCCGGTCATGATGGTGTCAACATCGCCGCCGTCGTCCCAAGCTAGACCCAAAGCGGTCAGCAGGCCAGTAGAAGACAACGTGGTGTTGTTGCCATCCGTTACCAAACCGCCGCCGGGAGACGAATAGGCTGCGGTCGAACCAGACGAGTCCGAGTTACCACCTCGAACACCGTTACCAGAGTTGTCAGTGGAAGGAATCCATGCTTCAGCGCCTGCCATCTGGCGAGCCGTGCCTGAGCCACCGACAGAACCGATGGTACTCCCAACCAAGGCGAATTCCAGATCGCGCAGTAGTTCATTACCAGCTTTCATCAACTGATATTTGACCTCGGATTTACGCCCGGCCTTGTCAACGGCTTCCAACGTGCCGGAGACGATAAACGACTTCTTCAGAATCTGGCAAGTGTTGGACAGCTTGGTTACGGCTACGGCCGTGGTGTAGGTCGTGTCGTCGCCTTCAATCTGCTTGTTAGCAGCGGCGGTTGCCAGCGAGTCGGTGAGCCAGTCGTGAGTACGGGCTTTTGCGGTGATGCGGTCAATGTTGGTAGTGAAGGGGCGTTCCATCGGGGAAATGTTGGAAATCACATCCCAAAGGTCTTCGCGCAAACCAATCTGATTATAGCTATCAGTAGTACCTGTTACTTGTGCCATGTTATGGCTCCTTTAAACGAATTTGTCGAGCAATCCCATCGCCGCGTGTTCGCGGGCCGATCTGGATTGACTTGTCTTGAGTATCTTGCTGAGTTTCTGAGTTCGCATGTCTGCCGAGCCGGTTGGCTTGGAGCCAGGCTTGGCGATCTTTGGAGCTTCAGAAACTTTCTTGTTGATTTCGGGCTTCTGGTCTTGCAACTGCCTGTACTTGTAGGCGTCCAGAAGAACCTTTACTACGCGCGGGTCTTGAATATTACCCAGTTCCGCATCGGTGAACCCGTAGTTCTTGCCGTGCGTTGACAAGGCTTTGCGAGTTTCCGCGTTCCATGCCGTGCCCAAGTCGCGTTCCAGTTCGGCGGCTGATTCTGCTAGCCGTGCATGGTTCACTCGTTCCATTTCTGCTTGCGCTTGAGCTTGCCGTGAGCTGACTTGCCTTGCGGTGTCTTCACGGGTCTGGCGGAGCATCTGGTAACGCTGATAACCTTTGCTTGCCTCTACTGGGTCGCTGTCCATCCACTGATCCCAATTCACGTTCTGGAATTGCTGCAACTGCATATCCATTGCCGTGATTTGAGACAGGTCTTGCTGAAACTTTCCTGTAAATTCTGCCTGGCGCTGAATGGCCTGGGCATACTGTTCGACGTTGCGGCGTTGCTCTGCCAATTCTTGCGTCTTGGTTGTGTAATCAAAGCCCTTTTGGGCGTGCTCGATTACTTCTTCGAGTTTGAGCTTTACGGGCTTGCCGTTGTGCCGGATTTCAATGAATTCCTCTTCTTCCGGCTCTTTTGTTTCCTCTTCTGATTCCTCCGTCTCTGCCACTTCCTCGACGGTTTCAGGCTCTTCATCTCCAAGGATACGATCAACGATGTTATCCAGCGCATCGCCCTCGACTTCGTCCACGATTACTTGTGGTTGATTAGTCATTTAAAACTCCAAGTCAGAATCCCATTCATTGGCCCAATGGGATTAAGGGTCATCTCTCGACGTTGCCCGAAAGAGCTAGGCTCGCTCCTTAATTACCTTATACCAGCCTTTCGCAATAGTTCAATCTTTTCTTCTTGCGCGAGAAGTATATCAGCCATCTTGCCGGTGTCTGCAACCTGCTTAATATGCTTCTCTATGTCCGTCAGTATCTTATCCATCAGCTTCAGTTCATGCTGCCCTTCTTTATCTCTAATAGGGCAATCTCGCCACTTTTGCGTAATACCGTCACGCAAAGTTTTCAGCGTATCTTGATAGATTTTATTCTCTATCAGAAGACGTGCTTCATTACCTCGTGCTGATTCTTCTTGAGCGTTCATTTCGCATCTTTCGTGTTTATTCTATGCTTCACTGCTTCAATCAGTGCGTGATGGGAAGCCGCGCATTCATAATATTTGCCTGCTGTATCCACCAATTTCCCTGCCACTTCCTGGAAACTGCCAACTTGGAGCGGTATGAGGGTGGGGCACTCCAGGAGGAGCGCCGACGGTATCGTCGGAGCCGGCTGGGCCATTAGTGAGGGCGTCGTTGAGCAGCTTGAGGCCGTCAGGACTAAGAGCACACAGGCGGCAATCTTGATGTACGGCATCTTTCACTCCTTGCTCGCGCTCACGGTAGACGGTGCGTATCCGCTCGACGGTGCGGTAGGTGCTGTAGAGTACTTCCGCATCCTGCAAAGCAATCTCACGCGCCTGCGCCGCAGCACGTTTGATGCTTTCGACCAAAGCCTGGTTGTGATCTCTTTCGCAATCAGCCACCCCGCGATGATGAATAAAAGCATAACCGCCCCAAGCAAGAAGGGCGATAGCAACAGGAGCGCCAATATACTTAGCAGCGGGGCCGATGAGGAACGCTGGTAACATATCACGTTGACCTCGAATCCAGATAAATCTTGAAAACGTACCCGCCAAGGGCCACGATAGGAGTAGTGATGGCAGTGATTATAAGCGCAGTGTTTCCATTGATCTGTGCCTTATCGAGTGCCGAAAAGGCAAATTCTGTCATACGAAAGGACACCCAGAAGGTCATCCACATTGTTACACCAAGAACAATGCGGCGGATAACCCCTCGGTTATCAACCCAGTCCCAAAAACTTTGTAGCGACTCAAAGAATTGTTTTTTCATACCTTGGTTCCTCTCAGTTCAAACAGTCGTGTCATCCACCCTTCGCCAAAGCGGTCGAAGTTCTTTGTACTTGCATAACGCAGTGCACGCATCGCCATGAAGCGAGAGGCGTGCCATCCGGTGGAACGGTTCGCCAATCCGAGAGTAGTAGGTCCGATAACACCATCCTGTTCAGTATTCAAAGCTTGCTGCAACATCTTGATAGCAGGTTGCACGCCTTGATTTACGGCAGCATCAAATATAAATAACTTCAACGGCCATGCTAGGATTTGATCAAGCTTACAAACGTCCCAGTAAGACTGTTTGTAGATATGCTCGGCGAAGTCTAGCGACAGGTCGCGCATTTCACCAACGTAACCATGTTCGCGCGCAACATCTTCAGTAATTCCGAACTTGGTCTTGCCGCCGGGGTCTTTAGGGTCGTCGGAATACTCTCCCTCAATCCCGACAACAATGATGAAAGCCGATCCGAAATCACTCAACTTTACCATCCTCACTGAAATGCTCGCACTTATGGGCGTTCTGGAAGTACGGTTTATTGAACTCGCAGCACGCTAGCTTGTGCTCTTGCAGCACCCAAAAGCACTTGGTGCACTGGTTCGTAAGGTCACGTTCAGACACCAACCAAAAAGTTGTCATCATTTCCCCGGCTGCGTCAAAGTATGCTTGATTCCTTCCCAAATCATCAGAACTAACCCAGTAACCACCGCGCCCAAAACACCCATGGCAGCGCTCCAATGTAGCTTAGCAATGCCAGCTCGACGTTGATGCGACCAGCGTATCGTTTCAACAAGATTCGGTATCTCATCTTCTGCGACTCCGTAGCGTTTGCAGAATAGCTGTACCGTCGCGTTGAACTGCCTTTCGCATCGCCCAGCCTCCAAGTCCTGTTCGTCTGTTGCATGATTCATTGTTCCCTCAACGTCTCTAACGTGCGTGATTAGTTGAATCCCGCCGGAGCGGGTTGGTGTTTGGGTGATAGGTCTATTCTGGTGCGTGATTATGCAATCTTGCGGAATTCTGCGTTACGGATGCGCAGTTGAGTGGTGCCCGTGGTGTTCGCATAAAGCAGCAACTGCACCTTGGTCGTGGTCAGGATATTGGTGCTTGCCAACGTGGCCTTGATGGCCAAACCGGGGGACAGCAGCGAACCGTCATGCGATGGCATACGCGGCCAGTCTGTCGAGTTGGTAACGGATGGTTGCCCCATGGCCGTGAATTCATTGCTGGCGTCATCGTAGAAAATACGCGGGCGTAGCGAAATCCCATAACAGTTCGGTTTCCCGCCATCCCCGTCACTCAGCGAATATTCAATTCGGGCCTGCATAATATCTCCCGCAGTTACCGGAACCTTTGCCCCTACCCCGACGATCAACGGGGTAATGTCAATTTCTCGGCGTGCAACACCTGCGCTAAGCGCCGTGCATGACATGGTGATGATCTGGTCGGCACCGTCGATGCTGTAGGTTTCCGATGACCATGTGCCGGTGTCGGCAACGAATGCGATCCCCTCGCCAAGTCCTGCCGTTGGGTTTGTCCAAAATCCCGGGATTGCGTTGCGGTTAAAGGTTGGGAGCGAGGTTTGGCGGAGCGGGAATTTATAGCGGATTGCAGTATCAACCAGAAGCGCAGCATTGAGCGCGCCGTATGCGCTCATATGGGTTCCGTCAAGGTATGAACCGTCTACCTTGGCGTACCCATCAGTTCCGGTGGTTGCGCCTGACGTATCAACATAGCATGCCTTCGATGGCCAAGAGGCAAGCCACGCATTCATTAGCGCATTTACTTGGATCAGAATGTCATTCTTTTCTGCGAAGTTCGCACCATATCCACCTGCTGCAGTCACTCCGTTGATGAAGCTGATGCTGGCAGGCGCGGCTGGGTTGATTGACTCGAAAACAACGAACACGCCTGAACCCATGAAAGCAGCGCAGGCTGATTTAAGATACTCAGCCGTTTGCTTAACCATTGCGGCCTTGGTTGGTGAGGTTCCATTCCACGCAATAATATCATTGATGCCGTATTGGAAAACAACCGCATCCGGCGAAGCGGCCAGCACATTACTTACGGCCTGACTTGAGCCACGCGCAGTGTCCCATGATGATGTACTTTCACCCGAAACGCCGCCATTAAAAACGATCCGCATATCAGGCCGCACTTGACACAAGGAAACGGCAACACGATTGTTGTTAATCACTGATCCTGTTGCAACGCTTCCATTGTGGATAAATGATGTGTTTGCGCGTGAATCGCCAAATGTTGCAATTTTAATCTGATCTTGTTTCCCTGCTGTGCTTATTACCGTAATCCCATCCGGCCCCACCATCCCTGTGATGTTTCCGAATGCGTCTTCATCATACGTCAGAACATTCATAGGACCACGGTTCTTGAACGGCTTCTCGCCAAATCCACGGTTGTAGGACATTGCTTATTCCTCCGGCTATTTCGGTTCGTTTCGGTCGTATTGCGCTGATGCTGCCATTTGTGCTGCCTGTAATGATGCGCCTGCATTGATCTGAGCGACTTCGATGGCCTGCTGATAGGCCATGTCGATCTTGTATTTCTCGATTTCAACTTGTGATTGCAGTTTCATCTGCTCAATCTCGGCCTGGACCTGAATATTGACCTGTTCCATGCTGTTGTCTGGTTGTTCAGGTTGGGCTTTCATCTGTTCCATGTGCATCTGGAACTTCAGCTTCTCGGCTTCCAATTCGAGCTTGGCTTGTTCAATCGCCATTCTCTGCTGAGACTCGGACTCTTTGAGCTTGTACTCCGCTACGTTCTTCTGCTCGTCGGCTTTCATCTTGCTTTGCTCAATCTGAATATTTGCCTGCGCTTCCAACACTTTCGGGTCTGGTTGAGGCGGTTTCTGAGGCTGCGTGGCTGGATTGGTAAAGAAAGCTTCAGGCGCTTTGAATCCTGCTGCTTCAGCAAGCTTTGCCAGCGAATTGTAGATGTTCTCCGGTGTTGCTACGCCAATCTGGATAGCATCTTTCTGCGCCATGAGAATTTGTGTGATGTTTGCCATCTGATGCTCACGGTTTCCGGTTCCTAGACCGACAGAGATAGTCATGTCATAGCGGTTCTTCCATGAACGAGGGTCAACAGGAACCCACTTGTTCCGCAAGCGAACAATAGATGGCTTTGTGTTGTTCTTGCGTATAAGTTCGTGGACCAACAGCATCAAATCCCGTAAGCCCGTCTCTGCGAAGGTACGTGCAACAAGTTCGATCCGTTGCTGTGCAGCGCTCATGATTGACTGAATGCCCGTCGCTGTTTTGTTCAGCGAATTCGCGTCAAGCCCTTGGTTATATCGTGTGATACCTGTTCGCGTTTCCCGCACTGCGTCGAAGTATTCCAACATCGGGAAAGCGTTACCAGACACATCACTAGGCACGAGCTGTTGAATGTGACCATCACCGGGTCGTGATCCGCCCTCCATACGAACTACGCCGTTCGGGCGTGATACCAGCATATCGTCCAGGTTGACCTGATCGCTGATCGCCCACCGCCCGTTAAGCGCCATGTGCAGAGAGTCCAGACCAGCGCGTAGAACAAGCGTCTTCTGGCTTTGGATGTCCTGCACCTGTTCGGCCATCGAGCGGCCTACATGGCGGTGTGGCATGATCAGTGGTGTCCAAGCGCACAATGGTATTGACCCACTTGGCTCGTTGGCGAGCAATGTGCTTCCTATCATGCAAACACGGCGAAGCTCTGCCAAGCCATCTCCGTCAAAGTCGATTCTGACGTAGCTTTCTTTGTACGTAACCATCCGCATCGCGGGATCGCTCACGGCGTCGTTGTTGAACCATTCGTCGCCGTATCGATGCCTGGCTACTTCTTCTTCGCCCCAAAATCCTTCTACGTCATCGCCGATGTCGTCTGGGATGTCGTAACCCATCGCTCGAACGTCGGAGATCGTCATTCTGGTTCGATGCTGCGCGAACTTGGCTTGAGTAAGCGACACCTCTGTATGGTCTGCGTTGACCAAAACTTCTTCAGGTGGGCACGGAATGATCTTGACTTGCCCTACCTTGCTCTTGGTCTTTAGTTTGACGCTGAATCCGGTTTCGTCCTGCGCCTGACCTATGATCTCAACATCTTTGTCTTGCAGCAGGTAGACCAGTTGGTCTTCATCGAGTCCTCGGTAAGTTTCCTCTTCGGTCTTTTCTGATTCATCCCAAATCGCTTTGACATAGCCGACCTTGCTGATCAGACCATCACGTAGCCATGTTTGTAGGATAGGCAGAATTCTGTTCTGCTGAGTCAGAACGTAGTTGATGTAATCAGTTTCCTGCTTGGCCTGTTGCTCATCTTCAGGCCCGAACGGTTCAAACTCACAAACATCATCACCGGATGTGAACACCCGGATCAAACCGGGCATGATGCCTTCGATTGAATCCGCTACGTCGGAGGTGACTACCTGACTGCGCCCATCAATCTCGTTTCCCATCGGGCGTGATAGGTACGCATCTAGGCTCTTTGCGCGGTCGCCCGCGAGGTCGCCCATTTGATAACCCAGCGCTTTCTGTTCCTGCTGTTCGATTGCCGCTTTCAGTAGGGATTCGTCCATTTTCATGCAGCGCCTCCCGGCGTTCAAGTTCATTGATGCGTGATTCTAACGCTTTCAACCTTGCTAGTATAACTAGGCTCATTACCGTATTCCGTAATTGTGAGAAGGATAGACTATCGGCTTCATCTTTGCAGCTTTTGGCTCTTCGTAGGCCACACACATCAGGCCAAACGCATCGCATCCGTGAGATGCCCAATCATGCTCCGGCCCAAGCCCTATATTCCGCTGTTCGTCCTTCTTCTCGTGATACCAGCCTAGTGCATCGATTCCTGCGCCGCATTTCTCTTCGTTGAACCACATAGAAGGGAATAGCCGTCTACCGGATTCTATTCGCATCTTAGCAGCACCAGCTCCTTGATTTGGAACAACCGTTACACGATACCCAGCATCGCGGTATGACGACTCAAACGAAACGTCAATCACACGATCCTTGGTAGCCCCGTCGTGTGGTAGCCATATCTGCGCACGTTCTGGCGTGTAGCCTTTCTCACGCAACCATCCGATATGAGTAGATAGCGGCTGTCCGACGGCTTCGTAGTAGTCCAGAACCCTGATTTCCTTGCCGATGAACTGCGCCACCCACATAGCATAGGCGTCTGCTTTTGCGCCTGTTCCTCCGATGTCTACGAAGACTCTCATGGTCATGAGCGGATCAGCAGATACTCGCCCTATCCGGCCATCCAGCCTAGCCTGCGTCAGTGGTTTCGCATAGTACGCGCCATCAACGACGGAGATATACCCGCCTTCCCATATGTGGTCGTACTGATCTGGCGTCATGCGGATGCAGTCTATTCGCTCTTGCTCTAGCTCTGCCGTTAGCCAAGGGTTATCGCGCCAATTCGCCCTTACAACGACAGCGCTGGTTGGTTTTTCTTCTCCGCGCAGCATGA